AACCCGGTTACGTTCCAAAAATTTAAACTTTTCATAATTAAAATGCGAAAAACTTTTTTGCTGTTTTTGTATCTGCGGTGACTTTATCCCACTTCAATGCGTTATAAAAGTCATCTAATTTGTTTTCCAATTCTGCTTCAAATATTTTGTTTCTATCCACATAGGTTTCCACAAAATCCATAATTTCTTTTGGGTCATTATAATCTTTGAATGCAACTGTTTCTAATCCTAATGGGTTGTCTTTAAGATATACCCACTTTACTTTATCACCATCTCTAATTGGTTCATGCTTATATGGACAATTGAAGAATTTTAATAATCTATTGTATGTTATTCCGGCTTTAACGTGTGCAGGTGTTCCTTTCTCAAAGTTTGCTACTGCATCACCTGTTTTCCAACTACCATTATCATACTTACTCAATTCTTTTAATGCTCCACCTTTTGCGATTGTATTTACAGGAAGTGTTGGTAAACTTTTCTTAAATGCCAATAAGGTATCATCTATATATTCATGGTCTTTACCCATTAAAATATCTTTTAACATTGTAGACATAAACTTCTGGAATGCTTTGGGGAATGAACTTCTAACTACATCCAATCCTTTCACATCTAACTTATCACAGGGTATTCCGTTTTTCAAAATCATCCATTGTGCATATCGTTTCTTAGCTACCCAAAATCCTGCTTTACTGATATATTCTTTTTTAATCTCAAATCTATGTTTGTCTTTTGGAATAAAGAAAAATCTCTCTGCCAATAAGTCGTAGAATGAGTTTAAGAATGTTTGTGTTTCGGTTGCAATATTGTCTACCTCAACTGCCATCCTCTTTTCATCAAATGTCTTATATTCTGGGTATCTATGTTTTACCAAAGGTTCTGCCATCATATAAATTGAGTCGGTATCAATATAAACATTATAGTCATCGGTTGTTCCTAATTCTTTCCAATATTTTCTATTGGCCATTTCAGCCGTCTTTTTAATTACGACTTGTCCTGTTAGGGTTACCGCCTCTGCGTTATCTACATCATAGAAACGGAATGCCGGTAGGCCTAATACACCATACATTGAGTTCAAAAGAATTTTCTGAACGTGTTGTCTCTTACCATAGAACTCATATAATTCGGTATTTTTTTCCTCACCATATTTCTTTTCTAATTTACGATATTCAACTCTTTTGTTAAACCATGTGTTAAGGATATCCGCAATCAAACCTGGTTTATCTTGCATATAAAGAACTCCATTAGCTGCTACACCCAAATTACTATCTTTGATAACATCTGCTAATTCCTGACGGTTGTATTCATATTCATCACCATCCTTACCCTTTAACTTATAAGTGATTTCCTCACCTTTGATATATTGTTCTGCATCCCAATTTGAAATCTTACCAATCTTTGTTTCAGGTGAGATATTTAGTGTCATAATGATTGATGGGTATAGTGATGTTAAATCCAAATCATATATCCAATCATACTTTCCAACGATGGGTTCTTTTACATATGCTCCAATGAACTTTTCTTGGTCGTTATCTCTCAAAGCCTGCATCCTTTCTCTCCTATCCGCCGGTTTGTTTGTTGCAACCATATTTTTAGTTTTAAGATATGCTAAACAAGCACCCTCTAACCATTTTGACGAAAACATATAATCTTCGTAAGGAACATATCCAGCGTGACATATAGCCCTACATAAATCAATAAACTTTAATTTCTCATCCATTGATACCACTAAGTCCACATCGACAATATTATACTCAATGAATTTTTCCAAATCATTTACGAACAAATCATCCAAACTTCCTTCATACTCCACCTTACCTCTACCCAATTCTTTTGTTGCAATATGATTGAGTGTATATGAACTTTCTAAACCAAAATTATATTGTTTATATAAACTGATGTAATCCAAAATAGATACACCACCGAATGTCCACTTCTCTCTATAAGGTGAATAGAAACATTGTCCTATTCTAGAAAGTCTTTTTGCATGACTTTCACCACATACATTTTTAATACGATTATAAAGGTAAGGAATATCAAAGAAATCTATATTCCACCCTGTAAGAATAGTTGGGTCAATTTCCTCGTAATAATTAAGGAAAGCAAGTAAGAGATTTTTCTCGTTATCGAAAATGTGAAGAGTAACCTCTCTCCCATCTTTGCTAAAGTTTTTGGCATTATTTTTTACTGTTTTGTCTTTATCTAATACGAATACATCATATAGTTTTGTTGCTCCATCATGTGCAGCAATTGCTGTCAATTCGTTTTGTGCTTCTCGTGTGTTTGGTAGTCCGGTAATCATTTCAACCTCAATGTCAAAAGTCAATACTCTATGGCCTGTTGATGGGATGTCACTATCGTAAATATCTACCAACACTCTTGTAGTTTCTGGAACATCACTTTCAAATAAGTCATCACTTTCATCTTTCTCCCACTTTGAAATACGACTTAGTTTCTCACCATTCATTGAGAGATGTTGTCCGTATGGGTCTTTCTTATATGCATACTTTCGGTATGGCATTGTTTGATACCCGTTTTTGTCATCCCAAAGATGCATTAAATTTTTTTGTCTCTCGTAATAAATGTTTTGATACATATTATCTCCCCACTTCTTTTAAATATTTTTCTTTACATTGTTCCCATGTCATACCAATAATATCGGCATAAAATAACTTTTCTGATTTTAATCTGCCATCGGTATGTAGTGTTGTATATCTTTTTATTGCTTTGTCTTTCCACCATTTGATTGTATATTCATCACCTTGTTCAAATTTTGGTTTCATAATTAATTCTTCTTCTGTAATTTTAGAACAAAGAAAATCATTACCATTCTCATACATTTGTGCAAAATATACACCTCTTTTAAAACCATGATTATAAAGAGAAGCCTTAACATCGATTTCTTTGAAAACTCTCATTAACACATTTTGTTTTGGGCCGGTGGAGTTTATCGCCTTATCATACCACACAGGGTCTAAATTTTTAACATATTGATGCCAAATATCATAGTATTTATCATCAGGTTTAATGTTAATCAAACCTTTACTTTCACCCAATGTTTTAAAATGTGGAATTGCATTATATTGAGAACTTGCACCATATAACGCAGTCGTTCCAACTGCAATTAATATATTATTATACTTTTCTTTCCATTGTTTTCTAAAAACAGGAGATGTAGTTAATGCTGCAACCAATTTACCACCTAAGAAATTATATCCCAATGGTTGTGTTGCGATAATCGATGTTCCAATCGTTGTGTTATTTAATTTACCATTTTGAAATTTATCTTCTTTTTTCCAACCTATAAAATTATCCCTAACACCTAAACTTGTAATATCCGAACCCAATGAAATAACACCCAATATTTTATTTGTTTTTCTATCTTTTACAAATGCTTTAACATTACGGCCTGGATTTGCACTAAATTCCATTGAGGAAATCAACTTTCTCATATGTGTCCAACGAGTTGCATCACCCTCTTCTACTAATTCCACAAATGGTTCTAATTCTTGTATTTCCTTTACAGTTTTGTGGTAATCAAATATGTCTGCAGGTTCCCAAATCTTATCATATTGTTGGTGTAATATAGGAAGTAATTTCATACTACCATATAAATCCTGATTCCACTCAACCCACTTCTTATATAAGGTTTGTTCTTGTACCGACATAGACATTAGATAATCTAAGTTTTCAAGTAACTCTCTTTTGTTTTTTTCAAAGTCAAATGTGTCTGTTTTCTTTGGCTCGTTGCCTGTTTCCCAAAATTTGTTCATATATGTAATATACTAAAAATTATCCAAATTACCAAAACTTACTTGCAAGTTCTGTTTCAGGTGCAATTGTAGTGTAGTGTTCGATTTCTTTGTTGAAATCTCTTGTATCTTTTGGATACGACTTTGGGTCGTGTTTAAGAGTTTTAAGTAATTCTCTTTTTTCTTTTTTATCTGCACCCAATACCTGTATGTATCTATGTTTTGGTGGTTCTTCCCTTCTCCAAAATTGTTTATATCCTTGCTTACCTATTTCTCTCCTAAGATGTTCCAAATTACCGCTACCCCACATTGAAAACACAGTTCTACTATGAATCCATTTATAGGGGTCATTTGATAAAGATATTCCATAATTTGGCATCAATGCGATATCAGTATTCATTCCTTGATAAATCCAATTGGTTGCCTGATAAATACCTCCTAAATGTTCTTGTCCGTTATCTGCGTATGATATTAGAATTTTGATTGCCTTATCATTCTCTCTAAACCACTTAAACGATTGTCCTAATGCATACGATTCAATATTAGAACCATATCCATCATCACAATACAATCTTGTTAATTCTAAAATGTTATCCTTTGTAATTGAATCTGAAACTGAATTTGCAGCTCTTGCACCTACTGGGAATCCATACACTAAACATCCAATTAGTTTATCACTATCACCCAATGCATTTGACTCATCAGTTTTGTAAAATATTCCTAATGAATATCTACATGCAGTCCATGCATGTGTATAGTGTTTCTTAACTATAATTTCTTTTGCAACTGAACTACTTATTTCTCTAACCGATACTCTACTCGTATCACAATATAACTTATTTAACTCTTTCAATTGGTTCTAATTTTAATATTTCTTCAGTATATTTTTCTAATGTTTTTGGATATGAATATAGGGGATGTTTTATATTTTTCAATAATTCCTTTTTATCTTTTTTATCCTTGCCCAAAATGTAGATATACCTATGTTTCTTCGGCTCTCTTTTTACCCAAAATGGTTTATCAATAAGTTCTTGTAATTTGAAAGGTGAGGTTGTTCCCCAATAAGGTGCCATAGTTCTACCATGTATCCATTTACCACCTTCTTCAAAACGAAAAGACCATGTGTCGTTAGGTCTAATACTTGTTCCTTGATATAACCAATTTGTTGCCTGATATATTTGTCCTTTATGTCCTTGTACAGGGTCGGAGTATGATATCAATGCTCTTATTTGTTTTGCGTTTTCTTTTAACCATTCAAAAGACTTTCCGACAAACCAACTTTCAATGTTACAACCATATCCGTCAAATACAAAAAGTCTTACTAACTCCATCACTTCTGTTCTATCTAATGTTTCACTTATAGATGCCCCACAATGTCTACCAATTGGGTCACCATAACAAATCACTCCAATTAGTTCCTGATTTACTCCACCAAAGAATTTATGTTCGGTGTCGTTTTCGTAGAATAAACCCAATGCGTAACTAACTTTTGTCCATTGTTTAGAATAATGATGTTTCACTATTATATTCTTTGCAACCGACTTTTCTATTAACCTTACACTAAACTTGGAAGTGTCACAATATTGTTTATCTTGTACTTTCATATGGCCACTTCACCATGTGTTTCCACGTTTCGTTTGTAACTATTTTTTTGATGTTAGCAGGTGAAACCCCATAGTTCCTAGCTATTACATTAATATTTCTATGACCTATTTTGTATAGTTCCCTAATCTGCAATATCTGCTCTTCTGTCAGTTTATGCATTGGATGTAATTCACCTACTAATTTCATATGTCTAATATAACTAATTTTTCTCACAATACCAAATTTACTTTACTGCCTCATTAATTGCGTTTGTATATGCCATTTTAGATGAAAGTCCTGTAAACCTTTGTAGTTCAACACCATCTCTTTCGATGATTACCGTTGGAACTGAACGAACTCCATATTGTTCGGTTACTTCACTATATTCGTCAATATCATATTCTTCAAATTTTACATTTGAAAAATTACCTTTAATTTCATTCATTACAGGTGTTAAAGCTCTACAAGGGCCACACCATACTGCACTAAATTTTTTGACCGTTACCATTTGTTTTGTTTTTAAATTCTTCATATTCTTCCAATAGGGCATCAACTACTGAATGTCTATGATTTACTAATAATGTCATCGATGCCATTTCTTTTACTTTTTTAGCTACTCTTAATAAGAAACCAAATCCACTTTCACCTTTTTGTTTTAAATCTACTTGAGCAGTGTCTCCACATACTACCATCTTACTTCTAATACCCAATCTACTTACAATCATTTCCATTTGTTCGTGAGTGCAGTTTTGAGCTTCATCAACAATTACAAATGAGTCTAAAAATGTTCTACCTCTCATAAATGCAACAGGTACAATTTCAACTTGCCCGTTTGATAATATCTCATCAATTTTTTCTCTATTATAAAGTAGATAAAAATTTGAATAGATTGGTTGCATCCAGGGTTCCATTTTTTCTCTAAGGTCTCCTGGTAAAAAACCAATTTCTTCTTTACTTACTGTTGGTCTTGTAATGATAATTTTACTAACCGTTTTCTTAAATAACATATCCAATGCAATTTGACAAGCTAAAAGTGTTTTACCACTACCCGCTTTACCACTAAGAATTGTTATAGCATTATTTAAAATTTTATCTTTGGCTTCTTTTTGTTCTTCGTTTAATTGAATTTGAAATTTAATAGGGCCTTTTGGTTTTTGTTTCTCTTCTCTAATCTTTTCTGTCAATTCTTTGTGTTTTGTTGATTGATTTTCTCCCATAACTGGTCTTTTTGTTTATTACCTTTTACATATTTGGGTTCAAATGGACAATGGCGGCACCCACTCCCACAGCAATCACCTCGTTGAAGGTGATACTCAGGAGTGAACACCACTTTACCATTTTCCAAATAATATAATTCCTTATCATCTTTATTTAACTTCACAAGCACCTCCCGCACAAGCTACCTCACCTGATAAATCCGTATTATCTTCGATTTCAATAACTTTACTTAGGTCTACTTCCGTAAGTGTTTTCATTAATTCTTCGTACTTTTCTTTTGTACAATCTTCAAATGGTGCCTGAATGTAAGTTCCACCATCGTAAGGTAATACTGAAAGTCCGTTGTAATATTCTTTATTTTCCCACATCCACTCACCAACTGCATCCCACTCATGTTCTCTAATTGAAACTGTTGCAGATACATTGTGTGTGTTGTTTCCTGTTCTATGTCCTGGTTTAATCCACTCACCATGCACTTTCTTAACTCTCTCTAATAATTGAATTGGAGATTCGGTTCTAAAGATTGCAGTTTGAGGTGCTTTTTGTGGAATACCGATTACCGCAGTATCATGTGGTCTAAAATATTCATCTTCTACTAATTCCGGATGATTTAATAATAAGTGAGAATAAATTGCCTCATTCTTACCTACTCTTACTCTACGAATATAATAGTCATTGTGCCAAGCGTGAATACCACTACTTGTTCCTAATGTCAATGATGTTGTTCCTGCAGGTTTAACAGTTGTAGTTCTTGCTGAATGATTGATACCCAATACATCTGCAATTCTTTTGTTTTCTTCTTTAACAACTTTTGCTGCTTCTTTCATGTTCATTTTCAAAACTGCACCACTTCCGATACCCGTCATAGATACACCAATAAGTGCGTCCTTTTCAGTTGTTCTTTGCCAAATTGGACGAAGATAATGGAAATCGGTATAACCTGCTTGTAATGTTCCAATGAATGATGCTGCTTTTACTCTTGCATTTAAATCATCCTGGTCAACTACATCACTTACATTAACTTCACATAAGTTACAGAATTGGAAAGGTCTTAAAGCAATCTCACAACAAGGATTAGTTCCCCAATCTTTATCATTTGATAAGTAGATACCAGGTTCACCCGCTCCACTTGCTTCGATTCTTTGCCATAAGTCCATAAAATAAGGTTTGTCAATTTTATGTCTCATTAATACTGCTGAGTTATTTGCTCTACCTCTTTGTGGATTTGTTTCCCACCATGCACCACTCTTACAACTAATCATTTGTTCGTCATTTGCAGAGAACAAAGAAATTAATGCAGCTCTTCTAATACCACCTGCCAATACTGCATCTGCAATATGACAAACCATATCATGTACTTCGATTGGAGATAATTTATCACCATTCTTTTTAGCATCTAAAATACCTTCTAATTTGATTAGACATTCTTTAAGTGGTTGAGGTCCTGGAGCTTTACCACCAGATGTAATCAATCTTGCACCCTTTTGTCTAATATCTCTAAAATCAAATTGAGGTTTACTTCCACCAAAGAAATATGATTTTACTAATACTGAAATTGAATCGGCCCATCCTTCGATAGAATCTCCAATAAGGAATCTACGAGTTTTGTCTGCATTTGGTTTTCTAATTTCAGGTAATGCATCTACATGATGTTTTTGTACTGAATATCCTACACCTGTTCCACCTAAAAGTAAGAACATAATTTCAGAAAATACTCTCCAGTCATCAATCGGTGCAAATGCACAATTGTATATTCTATTTGGTGACATTTCAATTGGTTTACCCGCGAATTGCATTGAACGCATTGATGGTAATACCTTTTTATCGTATACGAATTTGTAATTATCTCTAATCTCTTGTTCTAATTGTGGATACTTTTTAATATGCATTTCCATATTTCTCGTAACCAACTCTTCCCATGTTTCTCTCCTTTGTAATTCCGGTCTGTACTTTGCGTACTTCATATATACCGTAATTTCTGATAAGATTTTGTTTGAAATGTCCATTTTGTTTGTAAATTTTTAATTTTCGTTAGTAAATATTTTCCCTAAAAAAGTGGGAAATGTAAAGATATATATCTGGTCTATCAGCATTATACCCCGTTTTCTTTAGTTAATTTTAGGTTTTGTTGAAAAATATTTATTAACACTTTTTTTAATTTTTTAATACTTATCCCATATTCTCTACATACTTCTTATGTAAGAGTTTCTTTTCCAATCCTTCTCCATTTTTACTATCTTTTGTAGATGTCATTCCGTCAACCGAATTGGCGGCAAATACATCCATAATACCAGTAAATGTATCAATTTTTGCAGGAAATGTCATTCCGTCAGGACCAAATCTATTCTTTACAATGTGAATACGACCTGTGTTTGATAACTTATCCTTTGTTTTCCTACTTACTGACATTATAAAGTCTGCCGTTTGGACTTTCTTATAAGAATCACCCACACTATCCGCTTGAATAACTTCGTGGTCTATTGCGGCTCTATTGGTCTGTGTTGCAGTCCATATTGGAATTTTAGTTTCACCACTCAAACCTCTTAATTCTTCATAAATACCACCTAACTCTGCATATAATCCATCTCTACTACCATTACCACTTTTTAATAAGTCAGCGTAGTCAATTACAATAAGTTTTGGATTGAATCCAGTTTGTTTTATCTTTTCAATATGAGCTGCAATTGTTTTTGCAGATGCAAATTGTGGTGGATAATACTTAATACGAACTCTACCTGGAACTTGTTTGATTTTACGAATAATTTCATCTTTTCTAAGTTTTTGGTCTGCGGTTGCAATATTGGTAAGAATAGTAGTATATCTTTGTCCTACATAACTTTCTGACAATTCCAAAGTATAATGTAATACATCAATACCTCTTTGTAATGCCGAACATGCTATTTTAGATAAGAACCAACTTTTACCGATACCAGAAGGTGCCATTACAACTCCTAACTCACCGGGTCCTAAACCACCATCCATTAGTTCGTCAATAACATCCCATCCCGTTGGTGTGGAATCTCTTTTAACATCTTCTAAAATGGACTCAAAGTTTTCAATATAGTCCAAACCTAAATCCGACTCAACACCCACTTTGGATGCCTTCATCATCGTATCTATAATCTGGTCGTATTGTCCGTTCTTTAATAGGTCTACCGATTTGAATAGAGCCTCTTTAACTTTCTGATTCTTTGCAAATGTAAGGTATTCTTTCTTTACATATGGTATATCTTCTGCACCAATTTGTAAATAAACATTCTTTAATTGTTCAACTACCGTTTGTTTCAATCCTTTATCTTCAATGTCACCAACTTTAATCTTAAACACTTCCATTGTCGGAACTGTTCTATATTCATCAAAGTATGATTGAACCTCTTTTACAATCCATTGATTTGCTTGAGACTCAAAGAATAAAGGTTTAGTAATTTCACTTACCTGTTCTAAAAACTTTACATCCGTTATAAGAGAAGCAACAACTTTAGATTGATACGATTGGCCATATTTGACTAGTGTATCTACTTCTTGCATTATGCTTCGGTTTTATCGGTTTCTACTTTTATTTTTCTTGTTGCCGCTTTCCACTCACTCTTTGGAATGAATTTCCACTCACTCGTTGCATTATTGGCATCTTTATCAGATACTCTAATAATTTTTCCTGTTTTATTACTCTTAAGACACTTCATTGTTGACCTCCATGTTTTTATGTTATCTAATAACCATTAATAATTCTGATTCTCTAAGTAAGATGTATTTGTTACCACCTACTTTAATTTCTACTCCTTGATGATATGGTGGAAGAATTACTTCATCACCTACTTTTACACTCATTGGAATTGCTACACCACTTTGTGTATAGATTCCGTCACCTACGGCTTCTACTCTTGCTCTTTTTACATCTTCCGATTTTGCACTATCTGGGATAATGATACCACCGGCAGTTTTAGATGCTGCTTCTTCTAATTCACTCAATAGGACTCTGTCTCCTAATGGTTTTGCTAATTTGTCTGCTGATTTTGTCATAACTTTTTGTTTTTAAAATTTTGCTATATGTGAAAATGTTGATTGTAACCAGTCCAATACATTTGGAAAACCTTCTAACACTCTATTCTTCAAACCATACTTTAAGAAAGTTTGTTTGTCGAATTTGGTAGTAGGTTCGTTGTATCTATCCATAATTTTCATACGGAGATTACCACTAAATGTTGGTTCTGCTAACTGCATCAATTTACGATTTCTTTCGCAAATTTCCAAATTATCTAAGAATAATTCGTGTGCTTTTGATTTTTTTGTTAATGTGTTTACATAATTAACCATATCGGTAGTATCAACTAATTGGTGTTCGGATAACATTGGAAATGCTTTCATAATTGATTTAACACCCAATCCACTAATACCTTCCACATTGTCGGATTTGTCTCCGTCAATCATTCTGAAATTTATAAAATTATGTGGATGAATACCAAATTCCTCTACTACTTCTGGAATATTGTAAACTTTCTTTTTAGATGGTGAATATACACTCACATCTTTATTTACCAATTGAAGGAAATCCTTATCCGTACTCATTATCACAACCTTTTCGTTTTCTTGTCGTAGAGTTGTTGCAATATACGCCATAACATCATCTGCCTCAATCCCATCATAAATCATAATGGAAACAGGTAATGATGAAAGTAATTCACCTAATGCAGACATTTGTCTTTTCATTGATACACCTTCCTCTTCAGGATTCATTTCAACGGATGCGGCACGATTCAATCTCATTTTGATTTTGTTCTTACCTCTCTCCGACTTATATCCGCCGTATATTTCTTTTCTACTTTGTGAACCACCTTTACCGTCAAATACAACGATAACTCTTGTGGGGTTAATTGTACGGATTGCAAAGCCGATACTTTTTAAAGTACCGACTATGCCTCCAATGTGGTCTCCGTTATCATTAAGATTCGGAGCGGTTGACCAAGAACGAATGAAGGTATTAAGACCATCAATTACTAAAGTTTTAGAGTTGCGTTGCAAATCTCCAAATCCTTTATGTTCTTCATCTATTTCTTTTAGTATATCTAAATACTTTTTACTAATCTGACTCATTTGCTTCGTCCGTTGTTACTTCAACTTCATCCGAATTGGAATTGTTCTTATATTGCAATATTGCAGTTTCACAAATTCTTAAATAAATTTGTTCTTTAAGTTTCTCATCTTGTAACATTTTTGCAAAGTCTTTAGATTGAAACTTCATAACTTCTCCCGAATCGATATCAATGTATTCGTACCAAGCTCCTGCTTGCTTAAGGATTTTAGCGTCTTTCATAACTGCTAACCATCCACCATAATTGTCAATACCTCTATCAAAGAAAATGTCAAAGTCTGCATGTCTCAATGGTGGGCCCATTCTGTTTTTAATAACCTGACAACGAACTTTAATACCTACGATTCTATCACCTTGTTTCAATTGTCCCATATTCTTCAATCTCAATCTAACTGAAGCGTGGAATGCTAATGCCTTACCACCCGATGTTGTCCACGGGTCACCAAACATTGCGTTCATCTTTTGTCTTAATTGGTTTGTGAATACTAAAGCAATTGACTGACGGCCAATCATATTGGTAATCTTTCTCATTGCTTTGGAAATGATAATAGCTTTGTCAGTTGCGTAACCATCTTTATCGTAATCAGCTTCCATCTCTTTCTTTGAAGATGCTGCTGCTACTGAATCGACTACTATTGTAACCAATCTATCTTTGTCTCCTGTTCTAACCTTTTCAATAATTGTTTCACATGCTTCAAAAATACCTTCAACGGTATCAACTGAAACATATAATAATTTTGAAATATCTACTCCGATTGCTTCTAAATATTCTCTACTTACGGCAGTTTCGGTATCAATTAATACGGCTACTCCACCCTTGCGTTGTGTTTCCGCAAGAATATGGGCAGAGAGCAGAGATTTTCCACTCTGCTCTAAACCCGTAATCTCACATATACGTCCAACCGGGAAGCCGCCATAAGGTCTATTAGAGATTGCAACATCCAACATAGCATTACCAGTTGAAATCCAATCTTTAACATTGGTAGGAGCATCACCACCTTCATCATTTAGAAAGTAGGCAATCTTACCATCCTTATTTTGTTTGTTTAATGAATCTGCAAGAATACTTGCTAAATCCTCTTCTCTTTTGGCCATTGTAACCTAATTATTAATTGTTAAATAAATCATCAAATGCTGATGCTACATCATCCTTTTGTTTTGGAGCTTCTTCCTTTTCCCAAGGTAAGTCACCAATTTCACCAGTCGTTCCACCTAAATCAACCGAAATATCGGATTGTTTTGGTGTTACTGCTTTTGGTTTTGGTGCTTCTAATTCTTCAATGATATCATCACTACCAGCCGCTGCTGATGGGTTCAACCAATTTTCTAAAACTGACTTTAATTCTGCGTAAGATAATTCCTGATATAATTCAGTAATTTCTTTTTGACCATCTAACAATTGTTGGATAGTTTCCGGAGAATCTGCTAATTTAGATGTTGCAGGTTTAACTCTGATTGTTGTTGTTGGATAAGATGCGTTAGATTCCTCTGCCGACATTACTTCCAATACGATATCTCTACCTGTATTTGGGTCTGTAATATCTCCGTAATCAGGGTCAGCAATATATCCTAAGATATCTTGATAAACTGTCTTACCGAATCCCCAGAATTTTACTCCTTCTGATTCTTTACCTCTTACGATAACTGGTACAAAAGTTCTTAACTTTGGTTCCATTTTCTTACCTGCTTTCCAATCATCGGTATCACCTGTTCTCTTAAGTTTTTCTGCAAACTCAACGATAGGGTCAGGTCGACCAAATGACATTGGACTTAAATAAGTCTTGTTGTTAATGTTGTAGTGAAAGTAAAGTTCAATGAAAGGAATGTCTTTGTTGAACTTATAAGGAACGATTCTCACTTGAGATTTTCCGTTTGCCGGTTTAAAGATTGAATCCGACTTTTTAGTGTTGTTTTGTAAAGAGCTAAATCTCTTTAGAGCCAATGAAATGTCCATTGTTTTTTTGTTTTTAAGGTTTAAAATTTGTTTTTAAAGTTGAGGTTTATATCGCGATATTCCTATATCTAAATATAACTTTTTCATCTTTTATTACTATAAATATACGACTATTTTTCGATATTACCAAATTTATTTTTGGAGGTTTTTTACCTTTCTTTCGAGGTAAAATACCGCTTTTTTGAGGTCTTCCAGTTCTTTTTGAGGGTCTTTTTTACCCGCTCTGGCAACATACTTAACTACATTGAATAAGTAAGCATCTTTGTCTAATCCCCACGCTTCACATACTTTAATTACTTCGTATGGGTTGTCTACTCCCCCATAGTGTTGAGGGCCGTTTACCATCTCCTTTTGTGGTGCCGGAGGTGTATGTTTAAAATCAGGTAGTAAATCTTCTCTTTTTATTTTTGGTTTTGCTGGCATGGTTATTTGTTTTTTTGAAATGGGTGGTGGTGTTAGTATTTGTGATGAATATTTTCCGAATCCAAACATAAGTTATTTTTTTTATCTTTTCCAAATTTGATACCATCTTTTTGATTGTTTTTCAGGTGGTGTAAAAGGACTTGTATTGTCCCAAATGTTTACAATTCCACCATATCTTACTTGCATCATCTGCATAAATAACTGATGATATTGTGGTGGTATTTTATCAAAGTCTGCCTTTATTTCAACATCCAATGATATACTCCTTCCTTCACCTGTCATCAATTTCAATTGGTCTTTCATTGATACAATTGTAGTTTGTTTCATTATTAGGTGTTTTCCATCTCCAATGTGAAATTCAGCTTCTTCTTTTTTCTTTGCTACCATAACTTATTTTTTACTATCCCAATACATTTGTCTAACTTTTTCTCCCAATTCGGAATTGTTAGGTGTATCTAATATTGTTCTACCTTCTATTGTTATTAAGTTTCTATTTTCACTCAAATAACATTCTCTACATAGTTGTCCTGCACCATCCACATAACCATATCTAAAATCGACATGAGTAGTTTTTAATGTTGTAGTTTCTTTACCACACATAATACATGTTTCATAAAGTTCTAATTTTTCCATAACTATACTTTTTGTTTATTTAATTTATTTTGTAATTTAACAACTAATGCACATGATTCATACTCCTCAAAATCAATAAGTGTTTGAAGATTTTCTTCCAATAAATCCGAAAATTCTCTGCTGTCTATTGAGAGTGTAATAACAATAACTTCTTTGATTAAGACTTTTGCAAAATCAACTCTATTCTTTTTAGTTCGTAAACCATATGAAACACCTTCTACGATTGCTTTTGCAAGTTCTCGTCTATTGTTTTCAAAAATATCAGAAGGTTCGTCTGCGTGAATTTCAATTGGTTTAAATCTTTTTCTTATTGACATAAATCAAATATAAGAAAAATAATTTAATTCTCCAAATTTTGTGTATTAAAAGATTTAAATACTTTTGTAGGTATCATTTTGTATCCTGTATTAGATGTTGTTAAGATACAATTTCTAAATTCTTCCCAATCAATCATATAAGAATTGTCCAATTGGCCACCTGTTTTTGACTTAACTACTTCATTAAGTGCATTAATAGTGTATATTGAATTAGATTGTTTCTTTCTATGTACTAAAATAGTTTTCCAATCGGAAGGGATTGCGTTGGAACCTTTTTCGACATTAAAAGTAATAAATGCTTCTTCAGGTCTTATTTTACTTTCTAAAATAAAAACATTTGGATTGGTTAGAGTGTAGTTTGTCAATATGAAATCAACCGACTTATCCAATTCCTCCTTTGTTGTAAAAAGGCAAAGTAGTTGTGTATTCATTATGATAATTTATATTCTTTAGCTTTTAATGCTACCTGTGTTAATGCCTTATTCTTTGCACCTTCAGGTAAAATTTCATTCAATCTCTTAATTCTATCTATAACTTCTAGTCTAGTTTGTTTATCCGACATATCCAAATCTTCAAAATCATTCAATAATTCTTTACTCATAGAAGTTACAACATCAATTCTATCATTTGGGTCTTTCCATTTTTTGAAATCAGTTGTACCATTCTTAAATGCCAATCCACCAAAACGAGATTGTGGCATTTCAAATGTAGGTGCAGAACCAATACCTCTTGTTCTAACTCTAGCTTCAAAAATTGGAATAATACTACCACCACCGATATCAATACCAACAGACATTACACCACCTTTGTCGGTAACTTTAATTTGTGAGTTAATCTTATCGTTTAATTGGTCTTTTAATTTAGCCTTTTTAGCAGGGTCTTTTTCATTTTCATACATTCCCATTTCCTTACCTATACCCAACAAACTAACTAAGTTTTCTTTTTTCATTTCAATTGCAGGTTCTTCACCATATACAACCATCAATCTATCCAAATGTTTATTTTCTGGGAAAAGAATATCGTCAATGTGTGTTTCTTTTCTAACAATTTCATCAACCACATGTTTATTCTTTGGATTGGTAAATTGTTCTTTGATGGCAACGGTCATTTCCTTATCCAATCCTCTTACATTTTTATAAATTTCTTTTATTTTTGGATTAGATGATGTTTTGGCCATATCTGCCAAAATTTTAATATTGTCACCCTTTGTAACATCTGATAATATACTTTCTGCAAAATCTCTAAATGTGAGTTTTGATAATGGTTTTCCTGTAAGTTTTTCTATACTTTGTAATCTATTTGATAATCCTTTTACACCAAATCTACCTTCTGGATTTTTCTTTAAATCGTTGAAATCTTCTTGGAAAGCTTCCATTGTTTTTGAATTGGTTGCCAATTTAGACAATTTACTCAATTCTTCGGTTCTTCTATTCTTATAATCATTTAATGTAGGTAGGTTTTGCATTCCTTTAGAAGTCAAACCATCCATCATATCACCCATACCACCACTAAATACGAATACACTCAAATCTTTTTTCAAAGACAATCCCAATCTACTACCATCTTTTAATTGCATGAAACAATCCGATGATGTACCATGCCCTTCACTACCCACAACAGCTCTACCTTCATCGGTATCCCAAGTAAATTCTTTAATATTTTTGAAGTTGATATTTTCTTGGATATATGAAAGAGTGCTAACTGCAGAATCTACCCATGCATCATCTAATAAAGTATCCGATTTACCTGCAACCTTTCTTAAATCTTTTTCTACTTCTGCAATTGCTTTATCAAACGAAACTCCTTTGTTAATCATTTCGGTTAATTTCTTACCACCATACACAACTGCACATTCTCCAGCTCTACTTGCAGCAGTTCCTGCACCAACTCCCAATTTAACTCCAGATTTTTTTGCCTTTTCTTTATCTGCAAGTTCTTGTGCTTTAGTTTTACTTAATGCTTTGATTACTTTATCGTTATCTTTTTGCATTAACTCTTTAACCTTTTTAGGGTCTGTTATCTTTTGTCCAGGTTTTGTATATGGATTTGTAGTTGAAATATTATCAGACTCACCATCTTCCTTATCGGATGAAGCAGGTAATGGTTTTTCTTTTTGTGGTTTTTCTTTTGCAGGTTTGTCAGGGAATACTTTTGCACCAGGACCTTTAACACCAAATGCATTAGTTGGTTGTTCTTCGTCTGGTTGTTTTGCAGTTTCCATATCACCATACTTACCTTTGTTTGCATTTAAGAATGCTTCCAAATCGGCCATTGCAGCTGAATGTGCCTTATCATTTTCTTTTCCGATATTTCCATATTGTATCGCAGTAGAAAATACTACCTCACCACCCTTATCATTTTTGTATTTTTTTCCTTTGTAAAATTCAATAGCAGCTTGTAATCCTGCATCTTCTTTAGGAGCTTCATTCAAAGATGATTCATTTAAGTAAGAAAAATATACTCTTACTTTTTGAGCAATCTCATTTGCATCACTTATCTTATTCTCTCTTAGAATTTCTACTAATTTTGTAACTTGTTCCTCTTTTGTCAAATCAATAATACCGGTATTTACACGGTATTCTAATTCTTTAAGGATTTCTTGAAAATTTATTGACATTTTTGTGTTTATTTTTAAAATGCAGAACTAACTAAATCGTAATCTTTTTTAGATAATTCTTTTTGAGCTTTTTGTAAAAGATTATTAACTATCTCACCTCTTTCTTTTGCTTCGGAAGGTTTTAAATATCCTCTATTATCGTGATACTTTTTAATTTGTTGTAATTTAGATACAGCTTCTCTATCGTCCATATACATTGCCAATTCAACTGCGGCTGCAGAATGTTGATTATCATCTGTCATCTTACTTACCTTAGTATTAAAAGCTTGTGCCGGATTATATGATTGTTGTTGATTAGAAGTTGATTTATCTTTTGGAGTAAATTGTAATTCTTTATTAGCCGTCATTTTTAAAAATTGTTTCATTGGCCATTTTAATTCTTTTCCAGGAACTTTGTCATATGAAACATACATACTATCATCATCGTATCTTTGAACGGTAATCTTATCACCAGTCTTTTTATTAGTAAATCCAGTACCCGGAGGTAATAAATCCGAAACTGTATCTAAAACATCCACCCCACCATCGAAAACATCATTATCTTGTGGTTCAGGCTTCTTTTTTGCATTACCACCCTTATCGTCCATTTCTAATTCTTTCCTATGTTTCTTTGCAACATCACCCATAAACTTTATAGCATCTTCTGCTTTATCAAAACTCTTATCAATTTTACCTTGTAGTTTTTTAGGGTCATTACCATAAGTAGGTTCCAATGTAACACGATGTTTATTACCTTCTTTTCCCATATACAAAGTATAAGTTGGAGTATCACCATTACCCATATTATATACAATTGCACCACTACCATCATCTTTTTGTGCATATCCTTTACCACCGGATACTTTATTCAAATGATTTTCAACGGATGATTCTAAATCTTTTGGTGTGTTTTGTTTACCAAAAACCGATGTTCCTTTTATATCTTTAGAATTCAATGAAGCTCTACCTGCAGTAGTTACTCTACCTGCAACTGTTACTTTTGTATCAGGTCTTAATTTATGTACTTTGTTGTATTGGTCGAATGCTCTCTGATTTGGAAAATCGATTTCTTGTAATGGTATTAAGTCTACTAATTTCATTGTATAGTCTTTCGTTTAGATATAATTATATGATATAAATATAAATTTTTAACTTATAACCTCTAAATTGTTATAATTCTCTCCTTCTTCAACTTTAACTGGAAAACCACCCTTCTCCATTATCTCTCTAATGTCGTTTAAAAGATTTTCTCTCTCAATTGGATGTGTGTCTATAAGAAACGCATCATAGGTATAAAGTATCATTTTTGACATTTTCCCATCCAAATACTCCAATACCTCACCAATCTTCATATAATTAATTTCAGTCTCCAAAGATTGTAATAAATAGTTGAATACCTTTTGTTCGTTTGCACCTTCGATTCTATCAAATGGTATTTCTCTTTTATATAAGAGTGTCGTAAGTTTTCCCGAAATGACGAACCTTTGGTATAATCCCTTAATGTATTCATCTACCTTTTGAAAGAATGGAATTTGTCGAGCATTGTCGTCTAACCCCCCATAAAGGTATGTAAAAGTGATTTTCTTTGCCGTCTCTATATCACACCCATAAAGGTTTGCAAGGTGTTGGTGAGCCGTTGTACCTTCCGGAAACTCATACCCAACCATTTTCGCAATCAAACGAATGTGATAAGACTCATAGTCAAATTGAATTAAGGTTCCGTGTGGATGACGACTAATAAATATTTCTCTCGTACCATCGGATTTGTTTAGAGCAGAGTAGTTGACATTAAGATGTCTATTGGATGGCCTACCGGTTGTTGTATATGGATTGTATTGGGTGTAAACAATATCGTTTTTGCGGATGTATTGCTCGTTAAAGTTAAAACTATCAATAAATTTTTCTCTAACGACTTTTACCCCAGCCCCTTCCAACCTTCCCAATGTTTGGATTGCTGATGTATATTTTCTATTCCATTCGTTTCTTGTACTGATATTTGGAATTGTCTTTAAGATTTCATACCACTTCATTAAAGGTACACAATCATTCAACTCCTTAAAGTCGTTTCTATACCCCCTATAAACCGATTCTACGACCTCATTAAAGATAAATGGTTTCCCATTCTCTTCAAAATAAACCCACTCATAATCCAATCCTTGTGTGTTTAAATACCTATTGTCTAAAACTAATGTATTTACATTGACTATTTTAGATATGTCGAATTTATCTAACTTCTTTGCATCTATGTGATTAAAATTGATTATACCATCTTCACCATTTGATTGTCTAAAATATATAAAAGACAAACGACTTCCCAATGGGTGTGCTCTATGAGAACTCCATACAGGAATTATAAGGTCAATATTTATGTTTCCACCCAAAAAAGAAAGTAGGGTAGACTTATCTTCAATTAGATTAATCATACCCTACTAATATACTAAAAATATTTTGATTTACAAAATTTATTCTCCCCAATGTTTTTCACGTAATTCGTAAATATCAATTGGTTCTCTTTTCATTTGATTGCCTGGTCTAAAATATGCACCTTTCTTTAAATAACCACCTAAGAAGTTTCTTCTCATTCTTGTAGTATCTTTATTAGGGTCAGAACCATGTACAACATGTGAGTGTAATAATGCAACTTGTCCTTTTTTCAAATAACCTTCTACCTTACGGAAATCATGTCCTTCTGGCATTACACAGCTAATACCTCTCTCACTTTTCCAGTTTGATGTATTTGTTGCTTTTCTTTCTTCGTTATCTTCCATTGGTAAAACAGGTAATCTATGCGAACCCTCATAGTTCCATACAGAACCATTTTCAGGATCGTGGTTATCCAATGCCAATGCAGTATTAATAATTTCGTTATGTCCACATCCGGTATAGAAAGCGTTTTGATGTTGGTCTCTACCCAATTCACCTTTTGGTTTGAAATATGCCCAAGTTTGCATTCCAACTATATCACCTTCCATTAAAAATTCCATTGCTTCAATCATTTTAGGATGAGCAAATAATTTTTCTAATTTGTCCGATAATTTATGTGGATACATAAATGGTTCATACTCCTGCCATTTTTCAGGTTCAGCTGCATTTCTTTCTAAACGTAATCTGTTTAATTCTTCGTTGATTTCATCAACTTCTGTTTCGGTAAGTAATTCTAATACCGTCCAACCTCTATATCTCCAATCAAATGTAATTTGTTGAATTTCTTCGGTAGATAAGTGTTTGTATTTTTTCATAACTTTAATTGTTTATATATTTTAAATATAGTAAAAATAATTTATAATACCAAATTATTTGTGAAATTGTAATAAGTTTGGTAAGTATAATGATATATTTCTTATTGTCTTAGAAGTCAAATTGATTATTTGTTTATTTGTAATTTCTACTCCAATGTCGGACAATTCACCTTTTTGGTTATATACAGTTTCTTTTGGTCCTGTTATTCTCCATTTTAAATCTGCAAGTTTCCAAAATGGGTTATCTCTCAATTCATCATGTATTTCTTCGGATACTTCAAAAACAAAACCATTTGAATCATTTGTTTTTTGAATAAAATATCTTCTAATAAACCCATTATCATAGTCAAATTCGGTTGGAATTGGAATTACAGTTTTTGGAATTTGTAATGTAAAGTTTTGAATATTTTTTGCAATGTCTTTGTACATATTATTTTATTTAAACACCATATCTAAATTCACCTTCAATTTCAGTAGTCCATCCCTGGTCTGTGTTTACTACATGTTTAGTATTTGTTATTTGAAATTGTCCTAATTTATTATATTGTTCAGGTATACCATCTACTTTAAATGTTTCACCACAAGTTATACCACTAATACCATCTATTGTCAAATTTACTTTTATCGGAGTTACTAATTCAAATCTACTTCTAACATCTTCCGTATTTAATCCAAGTTCAGTATTTATAAAACTATAATCTTCGTAAATCAATGTTCGTATATCTCCTTTTTTGAATTTAAATTTAGTTTGAAAATTATCATAAGATTTACGTTTTGATTCTTTTTCGGCGTCTACTTTTTCTTTTGTCTTATTTTTATCATCAGTATTTGGTTTTACTGGAGTATTTATAAGTTGTTGATATTCTATTTCATTTATAGAAAAATATCCGTCAGCCGTTGAAAATGCAGAGTAATCTATACTTTGATATAATTCTGGTGATAAATTTATACTATCCTTATTTTCAGGATTTCCTTCTTTTACTGCTTTTCTATTTGCCAAAAATTTAGATGAATTGAATATAGTTGCTGCAGCTACCTGGTCCGTTAGTTCAAAGTTAAATTTGAAATCTCTAACATTTGAATTCATGGTTGTTGGTTTAAATCTATATTCTTTTCTATTACTGGGTTGTTCCGTATTTAACGGATATAATTTTGTGTCTATTACTGTTTGTTGTGCACCCTCATATAAAGACCCAATTCTTAATTTAAATAAACCAAAAGAAGTTTTATTTATTCTATCTAATATATCAACTATAAAATCTATGATTTTTGTATTTCTTTCCCAAGCTCCCCCAACAACTTTATACGATACAAAAATGTTTAGTGCATTTCCAATTTTTAAATCAACCAATGTTTGATTATTTTTATCTTTAATCTCTACAAGTTTTAATATTGTATTTTTTTCTAATGGGTCTATAAATGTTATTTCTTTATTTGGAATTAAAGAAAGTTTATCATTACCAACACCAATACTACCATCAATCGAACCATTGGTTTTTCTTTCAATCAGGCCAGAACCCGAATTAAATGTAAATTCAGGTAAATTTTCATTTGGAAATATTATATCATTGTCGGATGATATCATATTATTATGTACAGTTATTGGAATTATCTTTTCATTTGAATCTTTAATTTTAAAATAATCACTTTTAAATGATATAAAATCAGAATTGTTTCCTTGATTTGCCGTATTATTTGCTAAAATTTCTAATATGAATTTTAAAGATAGGTATGGTTCGGTTGATGCAGTTTTATCTATTTCGTCTTCGTTGATTTTACCCCAATTAAAAAAATGATTTTTCCATTCCGCTTCATTTAATTTTTTCACCATATCTTTATTCAATCCAGGTAAATCATTTACCAATTTATTTGTCCATTGTTCCCATACCGTTACACCCTTTGAAGGTGCATCGAAGGCTTTATATTTTGTAATAAATGCTTTTGGTAATGCCAAATTATACTCATTTGATTGTGCAACTTCCATTTGTACTGAATATGTTCCGTCTTGTTCAATTGAATAACTATAATTTATAAGTTTACCCGCAACTCTAGCATATGAACCATTTGATGTTTCACAAGCTTTTAAATATTTAGCAAATTGTTGTATTTTTGGGTCAGTAAATGATTTAAAAGTTTTAACAAATGTTTCATAATCCGACTTATCAATCATTACTTCATCTAAAATTAATGTATGTGAGTTCGAATTATCACCATACTCTATCAATATATGCATACCTGCTTTACAAAAAAACAATTCAAACATTTCAAACTGTTTTAATGAAAAACATCTAACATTTACGTTTGCAGTCAATAATGTATTATTCGTACCATCGGTATTGATATCAACCGATTCTATAATTGGCATGGATATTTTTCTACCAAATTCACCAACCGCAGTTATTAGTTTTCCTGTAAAATCAAATCCAACAGGAGTTTGGCCTAATGAATAATTTAAAGATGGATTAAATTGATTTGCAATTATACATCCTTTATATTCAACTCCGGTATCATTTTGTATAATTTCTTTTGTTCGTTCAAGTGCCTCTTTTTTTGTATTTGCAGGGCCTCCTGATTTAATCACCTTTGCACCAGAAGTCATAATCACAAATGGCATTTTTGTATTTGCCAGTTTTGGATTATTTTCTCTTTCTTCTAAAATATCTACTACCCATTTTTTGAGAGGTGCTAAGTAAATCATATAACTTATCTATTAATTCTTTCAAATTCGTTTAATACAGAATTTATGTTGGATGGTATTCTTAATTGTGTACCAGGTTCTATTGATAAAGATGCATCATTTAAATTGTTTGCAACCGATATTATCCACCAATAAGATGCATTGCCAAAATATTTTGAAGCCAATAAGTCTAATCTATCAGATTGTGTTGATATAATGTATATATCATTATCTGTTGCCTTAACTTTTGGATATATAGTTGATTCAAAATATTGTTTTTGTGTTGCCTTTTCTTTTAATATTTTATTATATGTGTATCTCATTTATTCTCCTTTTGGTCTATCTTTAAATGCATCCCATTTAACTATTCCTCCTTTACCATAAATTGAATTTGTTAATCCAGGATTTGCAAAATCAGCTAGTCTATCTATTTCTCTGTTTTTTTGAAACTGTGTTTTAATTCCAACATCATTATATCCATTGTCAGCTCTTACCCCATTTAATGATGATACATTTGGAGTTTGTAATGTAGGTCTCGGGTCTTTTTCTTCAACATCATCAAATCTATATGTAATACCCTCATTTGGATTTAATATATGATTTTCAATTATAGTCATTTCAAATGAAACATCAACAAAAGTAGGATATACCATATTTACATTTTCTTTCAAAAAATTTGGATTTGATGTTGCCCAAGGGGCTTCTTGTGGAACCGTTATTGATAAATTTGAAATAAATCCTTTTAAGTTATTATATAATGCACCTATACTGAGTTGTATAGTATTTGGTTTGAATACAATTGGTGTATATTCTGTTCCTGTTAAATTTATCGATGTAACGTTTGTCGACGGGTATACCAATTCTCTTAATAAGTTCAATTTATTACGCATTACAATCTGGTCACCATTTTCAATATAATAAACTCTAAAATCAAATGATATCTTTCGTTCAACACCCGTATATCTGTAAGTATTAAAAGGTGAACCAACATATTTAAATGAAGACCATTCAGGTGTCATATTATCCTGTACATCGGTTATGGTTGCCGGAAATAATAGATATGCACCTTCGTTTGGACCTGTTCCTTCTTTTTTTATTTTTATAAATTGTAAGTTATTTCCTGTATTTTGTTCTACTATGTCTTTTAATCTTGCGTAGTTTACTAAGGATTCTTTTTGTAAAATCGTATCAATTAAATAATTTCTTTCTTTTAATCCTAATTGTTTAACATCAATCAATTTTGGAATCCCCAATACACCATCTTTTACCTTTATAAATTTACTACCAGGTTTTTCTTTTGTATTTGGTACTCTAACAGTTGTATTTAAATTTGCTGATTTTTTTAGTTTATCAGATAAATCACCAATTGCATTTTTCCTTCTTGAAGTCAATGCATTTACTGCAATATTTTTTACTGCATTTTTTGCAGCACCTGTAATTGCTCCTACTGTATTTCTTGCAATGTCCGATGGATTACCTTTTAATAATCCAGTAAGTGCATTTTTACCTGCAGGTTCTTGTGATACTACATAATTTTTACCAGCTTCAACTGCATACTTTAAACCATTCCAATCACCATTGATAGGTTGTCCATTCTTTGAAACAGGTGGTTCACTTGCAATACCTTGCCCCTGGTCATTTGCGGGAAATATAGTGTCGGATGGTCTATTTGCAGAACCACCTAATAAATTACCTAAAAATCTACCCAATCCACCACCACCTGCATTATTTGTATCTACATATCTTGCACCTCTAACGGCCAATGTTCTTGCAGGTTCAACCGAACCTTTAGTTGATATTCTAACTAAATCTGAACCATATAGTGTTGGTAATCGTTTATAAAATAAAACTCTTGGGCCATTTTTATCTAATTCTGCCGTTGCGACATCTTTAATTCTCTGACCTAGTCCTTTCTTTTTTTCAACGGTTTCTATTGGTTTAACACCATTATATCCATTCCTTAATAAATCTCTAAGAAATTGAGCCATTTATAATTTTATTTATTATAAATATCTTATATTATAATTTGTTGAGATTATTTAGTTTTTCCTTTTTCTTGTGTCTTAATTTTTTCAATTCTACTCTTAACATCCTTACCATCTATTAACAATTTTAATCCAAATGTTGGGTCTGTGAAATTTGCCATTGTGGCCATAATTGTTTGTAAATTTTGTAATAATCCAGTTTGTGTAGTTGATTGAACATCTATACTTTTAAGTGAAGTATTTGATATCTTCAATGGTTGAGAAATTACCTCAGACATATTAAAATCAAATGTACTACCCTTAATAACTCCTCCTTTTGGCATTGAATTTTTAATTTCCTCAATAGCTTTTTTTAATCTCTCTTTTTGTTCGGCTGGGGTTCCTTGTGGGTTGGTTTGATTTAAAAATGGTGTTGTTCCGAATAATTTATCATTATTTTTTGGAAATTTACCAGTTATATATGGGTTATTTATTCCGGAAGGTTGTTCTATTAAATCAAGTGCAGATTTTAGTGGGGGCCCAAGTACTGGAACTTCACCAATTATTTTCCCTTCTCTTAATGCAAATTTTTGAATATCTACTAATGTACTAATTGCATCAGAAAATGCATTTTCTCTTAATTTTGCCAATTGTTGATTTACAGATTCATCACCTTTATTTCCAGGAGCAAATTGTAATAATTCTCTCAATCCGGCTCTTTGCACATTTATTATAGCACTACCTATTTCAAAATCTTTTAAAGAATTTTGTAAAGTTTTTAAAAAATCTTCATTTGATTTTATTCCCGCAGATGCCCCCTTTTCCAAAGGTTGTTTAGCTAATTGTTGTGCCGGAAAAAGACTATTGACTAAATCTACTGCAAAAATCCCCTGTGCTTGAGCTTTTTCTAATATTCCAGAATCTTTTAATGATTTAAACCCCTCATCATCTTTTCCTGCAGCAAATAGTGCTCTAGCTTCTGAAAGGTCAACATTTTCACCCAACATTGCAGATAATTCCATTTCTTTTTTAATACTATCTTTGTAATTTAATACCATAGATTTACCAGCTTCTGCAATTTTTACAAAAGAACCACCCATCTCTCTTACATTTCTAACCTGTTTAACTAGTTCTTTACCACTTTTTATATTGGCAAGTAATGCCATTTCACTAGAGTTGGCCAATTCCCCTGAAATATCTGCAATATTGAATTTATCCAAATCGGCTGCACTTAAAGACGATGTTAAATCTTTAAATGCATCTGCACCACCCGTTTTGTCCAACATTCTAAATAATCCAGTTATTCCGGAAAGTTCTGATGCGGCTATTCCTGTTTTTTTAGAAAATACTGCAACATCTTCACTTAATCCTTGAATTCCACTATTTGCACCTGTTGTCATTTCTGACATAGTAGATACTATTACATCTGCACCTATTCCTGCCATTTGTAATTGGTCAGCCGCATATTTTACACTACCCAATCCACTACCAAAAAATGCAGTTTTAGAAGTTTTTTCAAATTCTTTTCTTGCAAGCTGAACTTGTGTTTGAAAATCAAATTCTGCAAATAGTTTGGTTAAACCAGAATTGTTCATATAAAACTTTTCAGATGCGGATGCTAATGTGTTATATTTATCAGATAGTGCGTCTAAATACTTTAATTGAGAAGAAAGTTGTATTAATGGATTACTATCATTTGATTCTGGTATTGGTTGAGCACCGGTGGGATTAACCATACCAAAAGCATTACCCGCATAAAATTTAGCTCTTGCTGCTAAATAAGCTCCTCCCGCGAGTGTTAAATCCGATAGAGTTCCCGTTTCTTTAAATTCTTTTTTTGCTTCTTTAATTGAATTGGAAAGTTCACCAATTCCTCCAGGCATAGCTCCAAATGTTTTATCAAAAAATAATTCACCCGCTTCTGATGTTTTACCCATTGCTGTTCCAAAAGCATTGGTTTCTTCCTTCATCTTTTCTAAAGTCTCCAAAATACCTTTAAGTCTTTCATCATTTTTATCTATTTTTGAAATAGTTTCTTCAAATGTGTCTGACATTTCATATAAAGCCTTATTATATTCTTTTTGAGTAATACTACCACTTTTTAATTGCCTTTTTAAATCAGCAACCGATATAGGCATATTTTTATACTGGTCAGCTGCTTCTTCAATTAATTCTTTTTGTCTACCCTGTATGTCTGTATTTTTTTCTAAGAATGTGTTAATTCCACCTACTAAAGCTTTTGTAGAATCTATCTTTTTTTCTATTGCACCTGCATCTATATATTGTCTCTTATATTCGGATGTAATACTTCTTTGTAATTCATCTAATTCATCAAAATTTATTAATTGATTTTTAGTTATTTCTTCAATGTCTTCCTGTAAGTCTTTTTCTTTTTCTAAATTTTTTAGTTTCTTTTCTTGTTCTTGTTCTATTTTTTTGACAAGATTTTCATATTTTTTTAATTCAGAAATAATATCTTTATATGTACCATATTCATTTACTAAAGCCTTTAATTTATTTTTTAAATCTTCTTTTGTTTGATTGGTTACATATTTATATTTTGCTAATTCTTTATTAATGGCAGTCCATTCTGCTTGAGTACTTTTTAATAAGTCTCTATATTCTTTTATATCCTTTATATCCTCTTGAGAAAATTGCTCTTTTGCCATTAGTAATTTTTATTCAAAATTTTGTCAATTTCTTTAGTTGACAATCCTTGCTTTTGTAAAGTATTTTTCATAGAAATTAATGCATCATCCATTCTATCATTCCAAATAGAATATAACTTTCCCAACTGTGGGTCTTTTTTAGATATATCTCTTATAAAAGATTGTTCTCTATTATTAGATTTTGCTTTTAAGAATAGATTTAATAATCTATTAAAAACACTCATTTCAATCAATCTTTGTTTAGGCATAAAATACTTTAGTATAAATATTACTTTCTAGATGTTTTTGATGTATTTGATTTTTTAGATGCCTTTTCGTATGATTGTTTTTCTGATTCTTTTGTTTTCAACAATTCTCTCCAATAAAATTCTCTTAATTTAATAGGCATATAATATAGGTCTTGCCAATTAAATCCACCATTGGCAAAATATATCATTTGAAATATTTTTTCATGTAAAACTACTGAATAATTACTCGGCAGGGTAAAAAAAGTTTAACCCGAATGGGATTCTTAGTGCCTCCATTTCACCGTCTGAATGTTCGTAGTTGAATGTTAAATCTAAATCAGGAGTTATAGATTTCATATACTTTCTCAAACCTCTACTATCACCTGCAAGTAATTGATTTGTTACAAAATTACTAATAAATCCTAAATCTTTATTTCCACCAACTTCTACTATAATTCTTCTATATCTTGCGGTAATTTCATTACCTTGTTTTAAAACCTTTTCGGTTGCCTCTATATCTTTATTTATTGCCAATTCATCACCATGTGTTAACAATTTAAATTTAATTGTTGTTTTTGAAACAGGTAATGTATATTCGTATTCATTTTGTCTATTTAATAAAGATTCGTCTACTTCTTTTACCTGTATTTGTGATAAATCAACATTAACTTCAACATCTTGTCCAGAACCATTATCTCTAACTGATATTTGATAATCAGGACCAAATGCTAACATTCTACTTGTAACTAATATTGCATTCTTATCACCAACCAATAAATCATTGATATGTACTCCAGGTTCAACTACGATAGATTCTAATAATTTATCTAATTGAATACCTTTTTTAATTAAATTAGTAGAAGTCAAAATGTCTTCTTCTTTTGCAGTCATTAACTTAATTGTAATTTCTCCTTTAGATAGTGGAGATGATTCAGGATAACATAATCCTTTCGATGGTAAACTAATAACCTCTGTTGGGAATGGGAATGTCTTTTGTCCTTGTTGTTGAAATCCACCCAATCCCCTTGTAACTTGTTGTTCAATGTTTTGTTCCATAATATAACTTTTGTCTTTATTATATATATTATGTTTTTCAAAAAATAAAAAAGGGATACTTTATGGGTATCCCTTTGTTTTATAATTTTAATACGATTAGTATTCTAAGATAGCGTAGTCGTAAGCTAAACTTAATGTGATTGAAACTGGGTCTGTTGCATTTGACCAATCCATTTCACCAAAGTTTGCTTGAATGATGAATGCACCTTTTAAAGTCCACTCTTCTACTTTATCTCCTACTGGACCTAATGACCAAAATTTGATATCTTTTTTGTAGAATGCAGCGTATCCATCTCTACCTGTTAATGACTCATGTGATAAACGAACCCAATCCATTACTTGTTGAGCTCCAGATGGAGTGATTGGGTCATATAGAGTGATTTCTAAGTCATCCCAATTTGTTTTACCCTTTATCTTTCTCTTAACATTGATATGGTCTAATTCAACCACTTCTGATGTAACAGTAGGTCTTTGTGCTGTTTTGATAATGTACGATTCGATACCGTTAATTTCCATTATAAATCTGTTTGCCAACTTTGGCTCAAAATTACGGTAGAAAATTTTATCAAACTCTAATATTTCTGGCATTTTACTTTATTTTTTAATTCTTTTATATAAATATCTATTTTCTAAATTATCCACCAAAACTTGCACCAGTTGGTAAAATGTTGAAATCAATTTGAATGAATTCAGCAGTTTTAGTTGGTTGTAAGAAGATAGCTCCTGTAAGGATGTTTCTATCAATTACATCTGGTGTGTTATTAGTTTCGTCCATTACAACACGGAATGCGTACAAACCTTGTCTTTGTTGGATTGATTCTAAATAAGGGTTAACAATATTTAAGAATGTGTTTCTTGTTGTTGAAGTATTTTGTTCGAATACTAAGAATCTTGAAGTAGATGCTATGTATTTTCTAACAGTCAACAACAATCTTCTAACATTGATTCTATCTAATGCAGATGGTCTATCTTGTAATGTCTTTTGTCCGAATACTACAATACCTTGTCCTGGGAATTGTACGATTGGGTTTACTTTACCTTCGTATAATTCATCTTTTTCAGACTGAGTTAATCTATTTAATACACTAACTGCTCCTACTAAACCACCTCTATTCAAACCTGCTGGTGCGAACCATTCTGCTGCTACTCTATCATTTGCTGCAAATACGCCAGGTAATAATACTGATGGTGGAACTGTGATTAATTTGTTTGTATTGATATCAATTGTTTTAACCCAAGGATAGTAAGTACCTACATAGTTAGAATCGATTGCGGATGCAGCTGTTATAGCTTGGCCGATTGAATCTCCTGCAGTTGTACCATCCATAATATAGAAACAATCACTTCTTTGTTCACATAAATCAACTAATGCAGTTGAAATGAATGAGTGTAATCTTTGTACAACACCTGGTGCAATTACCATATTAATGTCAAATTCATCTGCGTTAGATAAAGCGTTAATTGCTTTCATATATGCAATTGAACCTTTTGATGTGGAATTTGTTAAATCGAAACCTTGTGAGTTTCCAGTTGTAATTGCATCACCTAAGTTAGATACAGTTGCCGGATTCATACCATCAAATCCTTCCTGGAATGCTACTATAAATTGTGCTCTTGCATCACCTACTACTAAATTTGTAAGTGCCGATGTGGTAGATGTAAGTGAATCCAATCCAAATACTGAATTAGAACCTATACCAGCACCTGTTGGAATTGGTTTTAAGTAGATTGAATTATCCGTATTAAAATCTAAATCAATGCCTGCATAATAGATACTTCCTGATTGGTCTATTGAACCTGTTCCGAATGTTACTCTAGGAACCAATGCTCCAACTCCTGCAGATGCAGATATTGGTAGGGTATAAGCTGAGTGTCCGAATGGAACTGCTTGTACCGGTGCACTATAATTTAAATTTGCAACTCTAACATATTTAGAATTATTTACCCAATCACCAGTTTCAGTTATTTTACCCAAAGAATCAATTGATAATTTTCTATCACCGATTACTCTACTAATAAAGTTTGGAGAATTTGGGTCTAAGTTTATATTTGAATAAGTTTCTAATACAACTTTTTTTCTTTCAGTATCTTTAAAGTCTCTTACTACAATTGTAAATGTACCATAGTCTGTTCCGTTTACTGTACCAGCTGGTTTGATATTTGAAATACCTATTTTTACTTTTGTATTTGCAGAATTACCAACTCCTAATGTTTCAAATTGAAATAAATCAAATCTGTCACCACTAATTGTTTGTGATTTAATCATTGGAGTTAATGCCTCACAAGCGTCACCGGTTCCATAAGAACCACTAAATTTTTGATTACCCAATACTGTTACAGATGCCGATGTTTGTGCAGTAAATGTTATATTACTATTTTTGAAAAATCCGTAAACATAGGCTTCTTTAGTTCCAAATGGAGAGTTACCAAATACTGCTTCAATATCATTTATATCAGTTACATCCAAAGATGCCGAACCTAAAGTTGATAAATTAAAATCACCACCACCATCTAAATCTGTTAGTGTTTCTCCTGCAAAACCTGCGTTTGCACTTGCTGATGTATTAAATAAAATACCTAAACTAGCTGATACTGAACCAGAGGTTGCTGTCAATAATAAAGGAGCTGTTTCAGTATATCCACCTACACCAGCTACTCTACAAATAGTTGCAGTTCCTGCTTCTCTTAAATAATTTTGTACTGCCAATGGAGTATAATATGTTCCATCGGCTGCTCCAAATAATGAAGTGAATTCAGCTTGTGAATTTACGATTGTTGGAACTACTGGACCTTCTTTGAAAGGGCCAATGAATGCTGCACCTATATCTGCTACACCTTGTTGTAAGAATGAAAGGTCATTTTCTCTTGTGAAAACACCTGCCGATACTAATTTTTCTGCCATCTTATATGCTTTAATTTAAATTTATTAATTCTCCTTATAAATATACATTTTTAACTCAAAACAACAAAATCTTATTTGTATGTTGGTGAGAAATAATTATATGTTTCTGTTACTTTTGTCGAATTTTGTAATACATTATAGAACAATACTGGTCCTATTTGTCCATTCCAAAATGTTGTTCTTGCACTATTACTACCAATTGTTAAGAAGTTAGTAGATGATGGTGCAGTGAATGCTGCTGCCGTAAATGTTCCTACCGATGTCCCGTCTACATAAACTGTTACAGTTCCTGATGGTTGGAATGTTGCTGATATCATATACCAAACGTTTGTTGATAATGAAGTCGTTAATTGTGCACTATTACCTAATGTACTACCATAGAATTTTACTCTATTTAAAGTAGAACTATCAGATGATTCAATTGCTAAACCATAAAAACCTGCGTAGTCAAAAATGTGTCTTGTACTTGTACCCAATGTTGTTGTAGGTCTTACCCACATATGAATTGTACCGGTATTAGTATTAAATTGAGAAATACCACCATTGATATTTGTAGTAGTATCTTTATACCAGAATTGAGTTGTACCATTAGCTGCCCAATATTTTTCTTTTCTACTTGCGCCTGCATTATATGATGGGTTACCACCTGTAATACTTGCTGCGTTTGCAACACCTGCAGGTCTTACACCTGTGTTATAACCCGAAAGGTCTAACCAGTCTGCCGTTGCAGTACCTGCCGTTGATGATGCTTTTGATGGGTCAACATATAATCTTAATCCACTTGCAGGTATAGAAGGTTGTGTGGTTGTTCCTTTGTTATGTGAAATTAAACCATTTGAAATATATACATCGGCATTTTCCACATTCACAGTTACAATCTCAACATCATCTGTTACGATTTCGATATTAGTAACTTCAACTTCCGTTTCATCTTGCATTACTAATTTATCTCCAGGTAAAATTTCACCTACATTCTTAAACTTATATTTACCAATTTCATTATCCCAAACATATAATGGGTGAGTTTCGGTTGCTTTAATTAAACCATTATTAAGTGAGAAATATCCTTCTGCAAAGTTGAAAGTCAAATCGGTAACTGTTACATTTTGTGCAGAACCTTCTAAAGTATCCGAATAATAAAATCTCCATTCAACTTGGTCACTTTCTGGGTCTAAATTTTCATCCGGTAGACCTGCAGGTACCCATGATTTAATTTGGTCTCCAACATTCAAATCTTCAACATTTACCATTGTACCATTTGCTAATTCGATTTGTGTACCAAATAATAAACAAAAGTCAGGTTCGTTAATTGTATTATAAACGTCTACTGCATATAATATTTTTGTTGATGCAGTTCCGTAGTTTGTTGCAGCTAAATTATATCCATCTGCATATGCCATAGTTAATGTTGCAGATGCTTCCGAATAATTGGATGCAGCGATTGATGCTGGAGTTACTGGGAAAATTGATGGACCTGTAGCTGATGTTCTTGTACCGGTTGTAAAATTTGCATTATTAAAAGAACAAGTATAGTTATTCAATTGTTGTTGTACTTTTGAATAAAATAAAGAACCCGTTGAGTTAAATGTAAATTGTGCATTTTCAGTTGTACTCTCTACTATATATGTAAATGTAGGTGGTGTAACTGTAATCGAATCGGTTGCAAAACCAATTAAAGAACTATCATTTGTGTTTCCTGATAATCCACCTAATGATACTTGTCCACTTCTTGCAGAACCACTAACGGCTCTAAATAAATTTCCTAATGATAAGTTTGTCCTTGGCATATTTTTATGTATTAATCTCCGTTATAAATATCTAAAAGTTTTTGTTTCCATACATCTTTATTAGAGAAATTAGACATCATCCACTTTTTAAGTTTGTCAAATTCAATTTTACGGGTTTCATAGTCATCTTTACAAATCATTTCGTAAGTTTTTTTAAATGTTTTCTCACTATCTGCTTTGTATTTGTAGTCAATTAAGTCTACCCATTTTGTATGTAATATTGGTAGTTTGCCCCAATCTATTGCTTCAAAAATTCCATATCCAAATGGTTCGTTTTCAAAACAAGAATGTGATATTCCCCAATCTAATCCGTAAAATCTTTCTTTATGTTTATGGTCAAATTTGTAAACTTTTGATTTTTCAAATTTATATCCATATTTTTTTCTATAATACTTGTTGAATGTTTCTGAATTTGTAGATATGTATGAATCAATTCCGTCTATATATTCCAAATTCTTTCTACCTTCTGCTCTTGCTGCAAATCCTATCTTAGTATTATTTGTTAATTCTTTATTATGTGTAAACTGATATGTGTTTGGAATATGATGTAAGTTTTCCGTTTTGTATGGAAAATGATACAATCCTACCCAAACTTTATTTTTAATTTTATCTATCAATTCACTTTCCCATTCCCAATTACCATACCAATGCAAATATTCATCTTTATTTATTTGTGACATCATTGACACTTTTGTCAAATTATGAAATACAATTGAATTGATTTTATCTAAATTATTATGAATTGCGGTCGTAGGAGTATAATGTCCATGTAATATATGAATGTTTCTTGCACCTTTTAGAATTTCGTCAATAACTAACTCATTGGTTTCCCAAATATGGTCAATGTCAATTGGAAATTCTTCGTAATTATCGGGCCTCTTTCTATGAAACAAAAGAAGTGGCTTAACTTCTAAATGAGGTGCCACTTCTTTTATCCATTCGGTTACCCACATATCTGCACCACTATTGAACCAAGGCCCTCCAGCGGTTGTGTAGTAAACATCATACATTTATTATAAACCTTTTTGTTCTTTTAACTTTTCTATTTCCAAAGTTAAAGAGTGTATTTGTGTTTGTTGTTCTTTAATACCTTCAATCAATAATGCAACTAATTTGTCATATTTAACTGCCTTATATCCATTATCTCTATCTTGTACTAATTGTGGTAATACTGCTTCAACTTCTTGTGCAATTACACCTATATCATTTCCTTCGTATCCATGAACATCTTTTAATTCTGCTCTCCAATCGTAAGTGTTACCACTAATCTTAGAAATCTTATCTAATGCATTTGGAATTGGAACAATGTTTTCTTTCAAACGAATATCCGAAGTAGAGAATGCTACAACATCATTTGCTGCATCAATTCTACCAGATGTTCCACTTGCTGCCATTCCAATACCTAACGAACCAAATCTTACATTTGATGTTGTACTTAAACTTGCAGTAAATGTTTCTAAATTAGATGTTTCAACTTCTAATGCAGTTAATCTTGTTAATGCAGAAGAACTAAATGTTTCTAAGTTTGCAGTTTCAATTAATAAACTTGCCGATGTAGATTCTAAATTACTCAATCTACCCAAAGCCGAAGAACTGAATGAATTTAAAGCGGTTATCGAAGTTGCTCCTGAACTTAAATCCGTTGTTAAAGCAATGGTACCATTTGCCGATGGGAATGTGTATTGGTATCCTGGATAATCCGAACCTGTATTATTTGGGAATAATAAATCGTGATAAAGTGTACCACCTGTTTGAGGAGCTATATTAACATTAAGTCCGTTTGGATGACCACTCAACATTGTATGATTTGATACACCGGTTCCACCAATTACCCAATCTACCGAAGCACCACCTGCACTTCCTGTTGGTACTCCACCATATCTCCAATCCAATGCTAAACCCTGTCCAAGTGTAGGTGGTCTAAGTCCATTCAAGTTAAAATCTGCATATCTAAATTGAATAGTAGAACCACTTATTATAGTTGTACCGTTGTGATATAAATTAATATTATTTCCGTACAAATCTAAATCATTCGTAATAATCGCAGAACCACTTATAGTTGTTGCTGCATTTATAGATAATGTTCTGCTATCATTTGCCATATTACCAAGCATAAATGCTTGTTGGCCAGTATCACCATTACTTACATAGAATTTATAACTTTCCGTAGTATCTGAACTAGGGCCTGCATTTGCACCTAATAAAAGGTTGTTTGTACTATTACCTGTTAAATATGCACCTGCGGAATATCCTAATGCTGTACTTTTAGTAGGGTTATTATTAGAATTAAGACTACCTAATAATGCATTACCACCAATTGCAGTATTATAAATACCATTATTTAAATAACTACCCGCATTAGTTCCTAAAAATACGTTCTGGTCCACATTTGAACCGGTCATAAAAAAAGCAGTGCCATATCCTATTGCAATATTATTATTATTACTACCACTTATACCATATCCCGCTCCAGAACCAATACCTATGTTAGAATTACCGGTTGTTAATCTATATAATGAACTTCTACCAAGACCCACGTTACCTACACCACTTGTCAAAGATGGCATTATATCAATACCTAAAACAACGTTTTGGTCAGGACTAGTTCCTCTTCTACCAACTTGGAATTTACCAGCGTTTAGATATGAACCATCTCCAATTTGTATATTTGCTTGAGAGTATAAACCATTAGGGAAAGTTTGAGAACCATCTGCATTTGTAGATAGTGTTGATACAACTGCACCATTTGCTACTACTTTAATTGAACCTGTTGAGATATATAAATCTCTCCAACTTTTTGTTGCAGAACCTAAATCAAATACATTATCTGTTTGAGGAATAAGTGAAGAACTCAAAGATGCTACGACATTTACAGTATCAGCTGATGCATCACCAATTGTGATTGCTCCACCTAATGTTAAATTACCTGCAATATTTGCATTTCCGGTAATGTCTAATCCAGAACCCGAAATAGCTCCAAAGTTTCCAGTACTTCCTGTACCTGATGTTGATAATACGATGTCACCTGTAGCTCCACCGACTACTAATGTTCCCAATGTGGTATTCACATATGGTTCTCCGAATGCTAATGAACCGGATTGTTGGGCGGTACTACCGCGTCTAAATTTAAGTCCCATTTTAGTTTACTCTTTTTTTTAGTTAAAGTATAATAAATTCATTATACCATTATAAATATCTATTTGTTTTCCAGTTGATTTATCTTTATTAATAAAGAATCAATTTGTTTTTGTTGTTCTTTGATTGCTTCTACCATTAAACCCATCATTTTTGAATAGTCTAATGCTAAAAAACCATCTTCTCTTTCTTTCACCACTTCTGGTAAAACTTCTTGTACTTCTTGTGCAATCAAACCTGTTTTTGGAGTTGATTTTGTTACTTCATTGACATCATCATTCCATTCCCAAGTTACACCATTCAATTTAGTTACTTTTTCTAAAGCGTTTGGAATAGTTTGAATGTTATTCTTATGTCTTTTATCCGAAGTAAAGAATGCCGTAATATCACCCGTTGCCGTAATTGCTCCATTAATTGTCAAACCTGCGAAGGTTGGTGATGATGTTGTTAATACTGCTTGGTTTAATACTGAACCATATCCAGTCGTTGATGATAGTGTTATTTGTGATGAACCACTTACAACCGTTTCTGCATTTAATCTTGTCTTAATTGTTGTATTAATAGAAGATGTAAATGTTTCCAAATTAGCCGTTTCAACTTCCAATGCTGTCAATCTTGTAATAGCACTTCCACTTGCAGTTGATAATTGGTCTAATCTACTATTTTGAGTAGTATTAGTTGTGTCATTTGAACCAGTATATGTGTTTAGAGAACTTAATATACCAATTACTTGTGATGAACCCGAAACTATACCATTAGTTGATAATATTTGTCCAGTAATAGAACCACTTACATTTACATTACCATAAATATTATTATTAGTTCCATCCCAACGATATTTAATATTACCTTGTCCATCTGCTAAAACTATATTATTAGATAAAGATTCTTCACCTGTATATTTACCAATTATTGTATTGTAAGAACCCGTAGTAATTAAATTTCCTGCAGTATCACCAATTACAGTATTGCCTTGACCTGTGGTATGCCATTCTAAAGCAGAATGTCCAATAGCTATATTACTACTACCACTTACATTTAGTCTTAATGCAAGTGCACCTACACCAACATTATAATTACCAACATTATCAGCCAAAGCATTTGTACCTAAAGCCGTATTATTAACACCTGTTGTATTTGTTGCTAGAGATGCATTTCCTACTGCAGTATTACCATTACCTGTTGTATTATTTTGCATGGCACCTGAACCTACTGCAGTATTTGAATTAGCAGTAGTATTATATCTTAAAGCACCCCAACCAACGGCAGTATTAGCGTTTGCCGTTGTAATAGCAGTTAAAGTCCATGCACCAATTGCAGTATTAGAAACACCTGTTGTATTATTTTGTAAGGCAGTGTGTCCAATGGCAGTATTAGTAGTACCTGTCGTATTTGCACCTAATGCACTTACCCCTACTGCAGTATTAGTAGATCCCGAATTTAATCCTTTACCTACCGTTAATCCATTAACGATTAAATCACTTGGAAAAGTTTGAGAACCATCTGCATTAACAGATAGTGTCGATACAACTGTTCCGGCTGGATTTACAAATTTAATTGAACCCGTTGATATATAAAGGTCTCTCCAAATTTTACTTGCAGAACCTAAGTCAAATACATTTGTTGTTTGAGGAATAAGTGAAGAACTTAAAGATGCTACTACATTTACAGTATCAGATGTGTTATCACCTATTGTTAATTGTCCACCTAATGTTAAATTACCTGCAACATTTGCATTTCCAGTAATGTCTAAACCAGAACCTGAAATTGCTCCAAAATTTCCGGTACTTCCTGTACCTGATGTGCTTAATGTGATATCACCGGTTGTTCCACCAATTTGTAATGTTCCTAATGTAGTATTTACATAGGGTTCTCCGAATGCTAATGAACCGGATTTTTCTGCAGTTGTACCACGTCTAAATTTAAGTCCCATTTTAGTTTACTCTTTTTTTTAGTTTAAAGTACAAGAAATCCTTATACCCTTATAAATATAGAAAGTAAAGTAAATAAGTTGATTTGTAAATAAATTTATTTTTAACAAGGTTGTTCAAATATATATGCTATAATACGGCCTGTACTATTGTTTATTTGCCATGCAAGATTATTGATATAAACATAATCATAACCTTGTAATGGGGTTGCACTTGTATCAATATACACAAAACAATCCGTACCAAAATCAAATGGGCCACAATTTGAATAAAATATTCTATTTGCATTAGTTGAATCATCACATACACCAGTGATTGTATTTGACCTACCACATCCTGTATACACAGTTAATGGTGGTATTGAATGGTCATATCCCCACCATTCATTTATTGAATTTGGATTTGAACCATTTGGACGATTTGGACTATTTGGATTTAGTGGTGCATAAGTGCCAGATTCTGCTTCATTAAGTCCAATTTGAGCATCCGATGCTCTACCTAATTCTGTATTTATGTTTGCAAATGATATTTGTCCTGATGATTGTAATGGCATATATCTACTTTTGTATAAATATAACTTATAAATTATTTGTCAAATTTTTTAAATTATTTTCAACTGCGTTTTTATAAATCTTAGTTAGTTGATTATTATTTTTTAATACTTTAAATAAATAGATAGATTCATTGTGTAATCCAATCCACCAAGCAACTACTGCTTTTTCAAAAGTAAATACCCATTTTCCAGGATATTCCAAATCGGTAATGGATTCGGGTTCTGATGTTGCAATTGATTCTGCTAATATAGAATGCGTATACCCTTCTTGCCAATCTCTATTTCTTTCGTATGCTCTACATAATAAAAAATGTGCTTCTGGTCTATTTGGTAATAAACTAATTGCTCTTAATAATATACCTCTAATCATAAACCATCTATTGCCTTGCTTTTCAAAACATAGTGCAATTCTACATAATGCTTCATATTGCATTTTTATATCAAATCCAAATTCTATTGACCTTAAATAAAATCCAGTTGCTGATGCAGTTTGTCCTAAATTTTCATATTCTAGTGCTAATTCAAAACAAATATTACTATTTTTTGGATTTTGAATATATTGATATAATAAATCTTTTATAACTGCCGTTCCTATAACTTTTATCATTTTTGTTCGTTAAAGAAAAATATGTGAAATAATCTACTACTTTCTATATCCCATCCAAAATAATTTAATCCAGAATGAATTAAACCACCATCAAATATAACTAATCTATTAAATACATTTCCTACAACATCTATCGTTTCATATGGTGTACCATCTACAAACGTTTTTTGATTAAATACCTTTATTCCTTCTCCAGCATCCCAATTAATTTGACTGTTGTGGAATATTTTAGTTTCTTTATGTCTAAGAAAACTAGTACCTGATTGCGGTGGGGCATCTGGTGTTAAGTAAATTACAGCAGCCCATTTTTGAGTGTCACAATGAAATACCGATGGTGTTCCTGCGGGACAATATTGGAAGCGGCCGTTAACACCTTCATCAAACCAACCATACCCATTGTCAGAATCTGCTATTTTTTTACCAATAATACTTTCAAATGCTTCTCTTACACCATCAAACATAAATTGTTTTCTAGTGCGATGACCAACGGCTCCTTCTCCTGGATAATATGTCTGTTGTAAGGCGAAATTTCTAACACCAATTGGGTCAGCATAGAAGTTATCTACAACAAAAAATCGTTTATCTTTTCCTTCGGTTAATTTAAATTGATTTGTTTCTATAATTCCCCAATCTGATTCAGGGTTGTGATTTATATATTTTATATCCATTGTAATTTGTTTAGTAAATTTTTAATAAATATGTACCATTATTTAAAATTTTTTCTTTTAAAAGTAAATCTTCTTTCATACATATCCAATCCGGTTTCATTTTCTTCTTCTAATATAAGATTAAAATTATTTTTTTCCATAAAATCTATAATTTCTTCTTTGTAAAATGAATTTTTATATAAAGGTTTAATCTGAACTTCTGCTTCTATAATATCAACTTTATTAATCATTTTACCAAGTGATTTAATTACATTCAAATCGGTTCCTTGTGTATCGATTTTAAGAAAATCTATGTGTTCAATATGATTTTCTTGCATAAAAGTATCAAGTCTTTTTGTTTGAACATCAAACACTAATGCAACATCATCAAAACCCGGGTCTTCTTCTTGACATTTCTTTGCAAATTCTCCTTCTTTATCAATTTCTAAAAATGAAGAGTACCCATAATGATTGTGGTAATTAAAAGACCTATATGTATCTTCATCAGATATTGCTATTTGATGACATTCAATTCTTGAATCGTTTTTATATTTTTTAGTAAGAATATCAAATACATAAGGTGCGGGTTCAAAGGCATATATTTTATCAAATCCTTTAAATTTAGGAATCGATTCTCCTTTACATGCCCCAATATCAAATCCTATTTTTTTTCTTTTTGTATTTGAAGTAGTAATTTCTAATGTAGGATATTCGGTTGTACTCCTATATTCTTTTTTATTTTGAAATTTTATATTGGTGTATTTTTCAAAATATTTAGTAGGCATTCTTAAAATGAAAGCTGCATTATCTTGAAATCCAAATGATATTAACAATTCATTATTATATTCCGCCAATCCACAACAAAATTCAATCTCACCATCCATAAATGAAAAACTATCACTTATCCATTCAATATTCCAATCTAAATCCCACATTACAAATCTATGTGTATACTTTGCATCTTTTTGATTTAATTTATTTTTCCACAAATCACATTCATGTATAATACAAATTCGTTTATTTTTATAGGGTATAATATGTGAACCACCTCTTAAATTTTGTAAATTATCAAATCCATTTTTTAGATGTATTGTTTCTGATGTTCTATTATCTCTGTCGACTTTAACTAATTCGGTTGGATTTGTCCACTTAACATAGTGATACGGCATATCTAATACAGGCATCCAATTTTTTTCACAATATGAATTTGGGTCGTTTGGTGGTTCAATTCTGTCTCTACGAATTTCTTTATTATCAACAATTTCTGATAATTCCATTCTGCCTTCACCATTTGTTTTGGTATCACGTCTTACTCCTGTAAAAAATAGTTTATCTTCCCATCTTACAACTCTAGCATCTTCTAATCCAATAAATTCCCACACAGGTTCTATATCCAATTTGGTTGTATCTATTTTATTCCATTTTTTAATTGTAAAATCTTTATTTAATTCACACAAGAAATTATTTGTCCTTAATTTTATATCATTTTCAGGATTTATGTATGCAAGAGGGCCGTGTCTGTTTCCAAATAGTTGCTCACCCTCACAATGAAATAGTGTGTAATTTACATGTCGGATATTACATAGTATTTTATCACCATCAATAAAAATAGATGGATTCATAATACCCGTTCCGCCTGTTTCCGTAGATGGAAGTAATAGTGGATGAATATTACCACCATTTTCTATAACCTGTTTAACAAAATTATTTATCATAAGATATTTAATATACTAAAAATATCTTACTTTTCCAAATTTTCTACTCTATTTAATAATTCTTTTATAGCCTCAATTAAAAGTGGGACTATTTTTTCGTATCTAACCGTTAAATAATTTTCACCTGATTTTGAATTGTCATTTTCATCTCTATCAAATGGTGCAAATGCAACTGCTTCAGGTAATACTTCTTGTATTTCTTGTGCAATTACACCAACTTGTTGTGAATAGTCATTATATCCAAATGTTTCTGCTAATTCGTTTTGAGTATAAAATACACCATTTATTTTTTCTAATTTAGATAATGCATCTGATATCTTTTCAATATCTTTTTTCAATCTTCTATCGGAATAATATGCAGTAATATTTCCGGTTGCTACAATAGTTCCGGCAGTTCCAGTTGCGGCTATACCTACTCCTAAAGAGTTTACTTGTGCATTTGAATTGGTAGAAAATCCACCTGCCGCTCCCGTTGAACCTTGTGCTCCCGTTGCACCTTGAGTTCCAGTACCATTTGTACCGGCCGTTCCTTGTGCTCCAGTTGAGCCTTGTGCTCCCGTCGAACCTTGTGCTCCTGTTGAACCTTGTGAACCCGTTGTGCCTTGACTTCCGGTTGTACCTTGACTTCCGGTTGTACCTTGACTTCCGGTTGTGCCTTGCGTTCCGGTTGTGCCTTGCGTTCCGGTTGTGCCTTGCGTTCCGGTTGTGCCTTGCGTTCCGGTTGTGCCTTGCGTTCCAGTTGTGCCTTGCGTTCCAGTTGTGCCTTGCGTTCCAGTTGTGCCTTGCGTTCCAGTTGTGCCTTGCGTTCCAGTTGTGCCTTGCGTTCCAGTTGTGCCTTGCGTTCCAGTTGTGCCTTGCGTTCCAG